AATGATAATCTTGGAAGTATACAACACCATTGATGCAATGGTTGATGACACAATGGAGATGATGGATGTGAGACTATCACAACTCAGTGATCTAAGGGATAAGTCGTATGCCTTACGGAACATGTTTGACTTCCGTAATCCTATGAATGATTGTGGTCACCCAGCACATTGGCTGCCTAGCGTATTGCCTGACGATCCTACCGCTTGGTTTCATGACATTGAGGTTGACTAAGCATGGTAACAATGGCTTATGATATAACACTTGAGATTGATGGTGTAAAATCTGTTATCAAACTTGATGACACATACCCAGCTGTGAGTTGTTGGAATACTGCGACAGATTTTGCAATCCACATGGCTCTTCATGATCACCCCGGCACACGAATTGAATTCATTGACTGTGCCGAATATGTACATGAGGAGTACACAAAATATGGCTACATACACGATGCACCTATGGTGCTACAGTGATGGCAAAGAGGATGACCCATGTGACGATTGGTCGGGTCATCCAATCCCTAAACCACAGAAGGATGATAACAAATGATTAGTGCAGCGTTAATGTGTATGGCATTAAACATATACCACGAATCACGTAGTGAGGAAATGAGGGGGCAGGTTGCTGTAGCAAATGTCACCCTAAATAGGGTCGCCAGTAACAAGTGGCCCAACGATGTTTGCTCTGTAGTTAAGCAGGGATACACCAAAGGTAAGAAAAACTGTCAGTTTTCATGGTTCTGCGATGGTAAATCTGACACACCAACGGATACGGTGGCATGGGCTAGGTCTGTGTTGGTCGCCAATGACGTTATGATGGGGTATATACCTGATATAACTAAGGGTGCGACACACTACCACGCAAGGTACGTTAAACCGTACTGGTCTAAGTCCCTTACTGCAACTGTATCATTTGGTTCACACATATTTTACAAGTAAGTGTTGACACACCTACATAACTATGGCACAGTTGCCATACAAACAACTGACAGGAGATTAATATGCCGTTTGACATCCCAACTTACCTAGACTTTGACGTATCCTTTGAACCAACGAAGGTTAATGACAAAAAGTACGTCATCAACAATGACACTGGCGAATACCTCGGTATTGTCGGCAAGTCATTCAAGTGTGCATCACATGGTGACTTTTATCGTGGTGTTATGGACACAGTGACAGAAGAACTTGATCCATCTGAACTGACTAATGCCAAATACAACTGGCAGACTGCACGTAATGGTGCATGGTCTATGTTGGACATTCAACTGCCTGACATGAAGGTAGAGATCACAACAGACAAGCACCAAACTACCATTGGCAACCGTATCATCAGCCTTCATGGTATTGATGGTTCGTGTAGCAACCAAGTGTTCTTTGGTGCGATTGATTTCTTCTGCACCAATGGTCAGATACGTGGTGAGTATGACAAAATTCGTAAGAAGAATACTGCCAACTTCTCTATGGAAAGTTTCATATATGAATTAGCCCGTGCTCGTACTGATTTCTATACAGAAGCCAGCAAGATGCAGGTGTGGGCGCAGACTTCCACTAAGTATGTAGACATCAAGATGCTGCTTGATGAAATGATTTCGTCTGAACGTAAGGCAGAAAAGATGTACATGCTATATCTGCAAGAGGCTGCAACACGTGGTCACAACAAGTGGGCATTGTACTCTGCCTTCACCAACTACGCATCGTATGCTGATGAACGTAATGGGTTCAACCTACGTAACACTGGCAATGACACACAGGCAATCAGCATGTGGTCACGTGAGCAAGAGGTATCTAAGTGGGTATCAGATAGTAAGTTTATTGAATTGGAGGCCGCATAGTCAATGCCTAAACTACCACGATATGTACAGAAACGAGTGTCACCTTCGGGTGACATCTCATTCCGTTTCAATCCACCACAGTCGCTGGTAAATGCAGGAGTAGTGGAACGTGAGGAACTTAGTGGAGATATAAAAGTTGCGAGAAGAATTGCCCGTGAGTACAACAAAGACATTGATGCGTACCGTGACAAGCAAGCCCAAGTTGTAGAACTAAAGCCTAGCAGCAAGGTCACTGACCTCATTAACTTCTACTACTTGTCAAACGATTTCAGTATGTTACGTGACTCAACTAAGGTAGACTACAGGTATTTCTTGACCGTTGTGCACCAGACAATTGGGTGTCGTAAGTACAAAGATGTCACACCTAAGATTGCAAAACGTGCATATGAGGATTGGGTGAAGCGTGGCATTAGCTTCGCTAACCATGCGGCAACCTGTGCCAGTAGGGTATACAACTACGCCATACAAATGGAACACGCAGAGCAAAACCCTTTCGCAAAGATCAAACGTAAGGCAACCAAGCAGCGTAAGAATGTGTGGGAGCATCGTGATGTTGTCAAGTTTCTTGATGTAGCTTACAGCGACTTTGAGTACCGTAACATTGGTCTCATTGTACAGATGGCATACGAATGGTGCCAACGATTAGGTGACATGCGTATGCTACGCTGGGAGAATGTTGACCTAAAGAAACAGCAGCTACGATTAGAGCAGAGCAAGCGTAGGGCAGAGGTGTTCCTACCTATCAGTGACAATCTAAATGCTATGTTGCTTGAGCAGAAGGCAGACTTTGGTTTTCAAGAATGGGTTGTACCACACCCACAGCCACGTGATGGTAGGTTTAAACCGTATGCAATGGAGAGACTGTCCAAGGTTGGACGCCGCATCATGAGGTTAGCAAAGCTAAATGAAGAGCTACGCCTCATGGACTTACGTAGAACTGGTGTGACACAGATGGTAGACAGAGGTGTTCCACTACCACAAATCATGGCAGTGACAGGGCATACACATGTTGCATCTGTGAAACCATACATGAAGCATACATACGAAAGTGCAAATAATGCCTTGACACAAAGAAACGTACATGTACAATTGAGTGTAGCGAATAACATTGAAAGTGATATACATGAATAGTATACAAGAACATATAAGTGATATGGACTTAGTGAATGGTGAAAGTAAACGTACTAACTGTCCCGTATGTGGGGGAGTTAAAACATTTACAGCAACTAATAACATGGGTCAGCTTATGTGGAACTGTTACAAAGCAGGGTGTAGTGTGTCGGGTGGTACTCGTACTGCACTTACCAGTGATGACATCCGTAAGTCTCTAGGCTCAGTAGCAGATGAAACTGAGGCAGTACCATTCCATAAACCTGAGTGGCTTGTGAAAGACTATGATGCTGTGCGAGACTTCTGTGACACATGGGAACTGGATGCTCGTGACCTCGGTTTGTTGTATGATGTTCGTGAACACCGTGTCGTATTTCCTGTGGTGCACAACAACATCATGGTGGATGCAACAGGCAGAGCACTAGGAAAAAAGATACCTAAATGGAAAAGGTATGGTAAAAATCCCTTGCCCTATGCATACGGCTATGGTACAACGGGAGTAGTCGTTGAGGATTGTGTTAGTGCTGCCATTGTGGGTGAGACTAATGCATATGGATGCTCAGAAGGTGGAGTGTATGTCGGGGTAGCAGTGTTGGGCACCTCACTTTCTGAGGTACACAAGCAGTATCTCTCACAATTCTCAACGGTTATAATTGCACTAGACCCTGACGCCTTACCAAAGACACTGCAATTCGCAAAAGAATTACGAGGGTATGTTCACGATGTGAAGGTACTCCGACTAACAGATGACCTGAAATACCGAAACCCTACCGACATAGAAAATCTAACAACACTTGGAGAAGTATAATGGAATTATCACTAATACGCAGCCTCATGGACAAAGAGTTCTACGATGACCATCGTGGTGCTAAGTGTCCTGATAGACTGTTCAGCAAAGATGTACGTAAGATCAAGCAAGCAATTGACACAGCTATGGATCGCTATGAACGTACAATTACACCGGATGAAATTGAGGCATTGTTTATGTCCAACAATCCAACCCTCACCACAGCGCAGAAGGGCGCTTACAGTTCACTGTTTAATCAGATCAAGAAGGAAGCCCCTATGGGCAGCGACATAGCACAGGAAGTGCTGTCTAAGCTGTTCCAACAGGTCGTAGGAGAAGACGTTGCCAACCTTGGGTTTGACTACGTAAATGGTACGAAGGGTAGCCTTGAGCCATTGCGTGAAATACTTGAGCGTTATTCAGACGACTTCACCCCTGACCTACGTATTCAGTGGGATGACATTGACGTTGACACACTCCTTGAGAAGAATGATTTGGAATCACAATGGTCATTCAACATACCTACCCTCACACGTAAGGTAGAGGGCGTCAATGCGGGTCACTTGATTGAAGTGGGTGCACGTCCCAACACAGGCAAGACATCCTTCCACGCCTCTCTCATTGCAGCGCCGGGTGGCTTCGCACATCAGGGTGCCAAGTGTATTATCCTATGTAATGAAGAAGCATCATACCGTGTTGGTGCACGGTATCTGACTGCGGCTACTGGTATGACTATACAAGAGGTGAAGGATAACCCAGCCCGTGCCCGTGATGCTTATTCAGTTGTTGCAGACAACATCAAGATCAAAGATGCAAGTGATCGTGACATGTCGTGGGTTGAGTCTGTGTGCAAGTCATACAAGCCTGACATTGTAATCCTAGACATGGGTGATAAGTTTGCACGTACTGGTGGCTTCTCACGCCCTGATGAAGCACTGAAGGCTAACGCTATCTATGCCCGTCAGATTGCCAAGTCACACAACTGTGCTATCTTCTACATGTCTCAGCTATCAGCTGATGCAGAGGGTAAGGTTCTACTGAACCAGAGCATGATGGAAGGCTCACGTACTGGTAAGGCAGCGGAAGCTGACCTGATGGTATTGATTGCCAAGAACCCTGTGGTTGATGGGCAAGAGGAAGAAGACACACAGCGTCACTTGAATGTTGTGAAGAACAAACTATCTGGTTGGCATGGTGTTGTACATTGTGACCTAGAGTACAAGACTGCGAGGTATACAGTGTGAACCAACTAGAACTATTTGAAAAGGTTGTACAGCATTACGAGAATGGACTTGAATGTAATAACTGCGGTGTTGTACAACCAGTTGAGAACTTTCAGCACATGGTATCAGGTGAGATAAAAAGAAAGTGCCGTACTTGCGCTAGGGAGCAATCCAATCTTGTTAGTTATCTAAAGAAGTTGCATCCGTATCCTGATGACAATTACACTTGTCCTATATGTGATCGTAGCATTGATCAGATAGGCAAGAAGGGGCAGAAGAAATTACAGAATTGGGTACTTGATCACTGCCATGATACAGAAACATACAGAGGTTGGCTGTGTCATCATTGCAATACAGGACTTGGTGCATTCAAAGATGACATCAATAGAATTAGAAATGCAGTTAACTATTTACAGAAACACGAGGAGATTACAGGATGAACACAGTATGGTTACTAATATGGTTTGTCTTAGTGCCAGAGAACGGTGTAAGGTACTACCACTTAGGTACATATGAGAACGAAACCCTGTGCAAGGTTGGTCAAAGAGATGCAGCAGTTATGGTTAATGCCACGAATGAGACAGTAGAATGTATTGGAGTACAGGTAGATGATTAAAGCAACATACATTGACCACATGGGTAATGACTTGACTGTAGCTAACGCAGCACGGGTCAGCTTTGGTAAGACCAGTGAGATGGAAGACGATGCTTGGGGTCCACCTAAGCTAAAGGAAAAAGATGCCAAGCTAATCCGTTACCTCGCCAAGCACAAGCACATCAGTCCGTTTGGACATTGCTTCGCCAGCTTTCACGTCAAGGCTCCAATCTTTGTAGCACGGCAGCTAGTCAAGCATAAGTTCCTACGCTGGAATGAGATCAGTAGACGTTACGTTGATGATGAGCCTGAATTATACACTCCTTACGTATGGCGTGGACGCAGTGCAGATAAGAAGCAAGGCTCTGAGGGTGTAGTAAATGTAGGTGACTGGGGTAGTTCAGGATGGGCAGCACTTAAAGCCTACAAAGACCTACTAGCTCACGGTGTAGCACCTGAGCAAGCCCGTATGGAACTACCACAGTCCACGATGACTGAGTGGTACTGGTCAGGTAGCCTTGATGCCTTTGCTGATATGTGCAATCTAAGGTGTAAGCCTGACACACAGGCAGAGACACGGCTGGTAGCACAACAGATTGATTACAAGATGATTGAACTATTCCCTGTATCTTGGGATGCACTGATGGAGAATGATGATGACTAAACTGTATGACTTAGAGCCTATGATAATGGACTGTTGGCATGTCTGTGATGACCTACAGGTAGTGTTCAGACAGGTAGGTGACGGTGAGCGTGAGCCTACGCACGATGAAATGATGAACACCTTGATGGGTATGCAGCA